ACAAAAAGTGGATTCTTTGATGTGTGGAAACGATTAGGTAAACTAAAAGGAGTTTATCAGATAGAATTTACAAAAGAAGATTGTATTCGTTCTGGTATCGTTAAAAGAGTATTAGAAAGATATGAATTAGAGGAGCAGATTTTATTAGGTGAAAATAACCAATATGAGCTAGATTTCAGCTTCAACCCGTTTCCGGATGAGGAAGTGGTTGAAAATGAGGTAGTTATAACTAATTGATTTTTAATGACTTATAAATAGGGGACGTAACTTGTTGATTTTCAATGAGTTATTCCCCTTTTTTTATTTGGTAATATCAGGTATTTTTCGTATCTTTACTATATAAAGAAACATAAGATATGTCACAAAAAAAGATTGTATGGATTGATATGGACGGTGTATTGGTAGATTTTGCCGGACACGTTGAAGAAACTATATCAAAGAATGAATTTCTCAAAAATATATACAAAGGTAGGTATGACCATATACCTGGTATATTCAGAAACCCAAAACCAGTTGAAGGAGCTATTGAAGCTATTAACAAATTAGCAGAAAGTGGTAAGTATCAATTGTATATCGCTACCGCGGCACCTTGGGGTAACCCGATGGCGGCTATGGATAAACGATTTTGGATTGAAGAACACTTCGGTAGATTGTTCCATAAAAAAATGGCAATCACTCACCTTAAAGGAATGTTAATTGGTGATTACCTTATCGATGATAGAACAGCAAATGGTGCCGGCGAATTCAAAGGTGAATTATTAAGATTTGGATGGGCGTACGAAACTAAAACTTGGAATGAATACCCGAATTGGGATTCTATACTTAAAAAACTTCTATAATGAAAAAACTATTAACCCCTATCGTTTGTTTATTATTTATTGCGTGTGAAAAGACCGTTGTAACGGAGATACCAAAAAGTTATGAACTTACTATTGATTCCGTTCTTACACAGGATGGAACTCGTTCTTTGTATAAAGATAGTAACGGATTTTATCATTTAAAAATGACTGTAAATGGAGCTCAACAATTCCATAGAATAACTGGTAAAATATTGGTGAATGGTAAAGAACCAATACCGAATCAAAAAGTAGATTGGGAAAGTAATATGTATTGGATTTTAAGGAGAGGTGATACCGTTGCAACAATTACACAAGCCTATGTAAATTATTTTACAGGTCAGTTCACAATTGTAAATCTACCACCACTTATTTCATCAAAAGATGAATTGGTAACAACAATTAATAAAGCATCTTATAGTGGTAAAGGTGGAGAGATAAATACAATTATTGCTCCTATAAAAGAGATGGTAGGTGATACGATGATTGTAAGGGCACGTAATTTCGAATCCAATAAATTTTTTATTACAAAAATAGTATTAGAATAATGAGAAAGAAAGAAGTTAAACTACCAATGACACCTATAACCGAAGATACGTTTATAAGGCAGGGTTGGAAAAAAATTGAAGCAGGCGATGGTATGGATGAAAGTGGAAATGATGAAGATGGGCATTATTATTGGGCTATTTCTATTCCAAAATATAGAGATGATGAATTTGCTCCCGTATTAATATCCAATTCTTCCGATGAACAATTGATACTAAAAGAAATAGGATTAAAACCAGGACAATTTTTTATAGAATTAGGTGATATGGATGGGCTAGGATTTTGTAGTAGTGAAGAAGAAGAAAATTACGAAAAGTTTTTAAACCTTGTTCGTAAGGCATGTAGTTCTAATCCTGAAAGATTAGAAAAGTTATTAAAGATGTATTCAATGGATGAATTAGGTCCAAATTTGATTATATCACCTGCAAGTGGTAATCTTAACTACCACAATGCATATGAAGGTGGTTATATTGACCACGTTATGAATGTTTGCAAAAACGCACTTCGTATGAAAAAATTATATGAAGAAGCTGGTGGTTCAATTGATTTCACCGATGAGCAATTATTATTTGCAGCACTTCATCATGATTTGGGTAAGTTGGGTATTAAAGATGAGTTACATTATGTACCAAACGATTCAAAGTGGCATATTGAAAATAGAGGTGAGGTTTATAAGAGAAATGAAAACATTCCTTTTATGACAATTACCGATAGAACGTTTTTCACATTAAACCATTACGGTGTACAATATTCTGAAAATGAATATTTTGGTATTAAACTTACCGATGGATTGTATGATGAGGATAATGAAAAGTATTTCAAAGTATATGACACTTCAAAATACCTTCGTTCTAAAATTCAATACATACTACATTGGGCTGACCATATGAGTACCATCATTGAAAGACAAAATGCATAAAATTTAGCTACGGCTATATTTATAAACCGATAGGGCTGGCCAGCATATCGGAGTATCATCCAAAAGGAGATACAAACTTAACGCTTAAAAAAAGGTAAAAATGAAAAATCAATTTCAAAAGGGATTCCCTATCCCTCAATATAGGGACGAGTTTTTCACTCCATTAGATACTTTATTTGATAAAGTATTTTCAGAATCATTTCCTGAATTAACAAAGGAAATCGGTATCAATCCATTTCAAAACAATGCTTATCCAAAATGTGACATCATTAACTTTGATGACCGTATTGAGATTGTAGCAGAAGTTCCTGGTCTAACCAAAGAACAAATTACAATCGATGTGGATGGTGATGTTATTACATTGAAAGGAGAAAAATCAACTAAATCAAATGAAAAAGAGGGTGGTACATATCTTCGTAGAGAAGTTAAACGTTCATCATTTTTAAGAAGCTTCACAGCAGATTCTAAAATTTTTGATTTAGATGGTATTAAAGCATCATTTGAAGATGGTGTATTGGAGTTACAAATACCAAAAAGAGAACCTGAAAAACCAAAGAAAAGAACAATTTCAATAGGTTAATCATATCAAAATACAAAAGAGGGTGGGTATCAAAATCCACCCTTTTTATTTTTACTTATATTTATATAGAAACAAATAATAGTTTTATGAAAGCTGAATACAAAATGAGAGCTCAGGAGCATTTAGAAGCAATTGCAAAAAGAGCTAAAGTTATTTCCGAAATGTTAAATGGAGAAAGACCAGTTAATCAAGAGGAAGCAAAAAAAGCATCAAAGGAAATTGAAAGATTGGTTGAATTAACAACGAACATCGTAGACTTATCGTAAGCAAATGAATTGGTTAAAAGTATTAGTTGGACTTTCAGCAATCCTTGTTGCCGGATGTGCGGCTTATTTCTCCGTAACTGGATTGGGAGTACTATTCGCTGGAGCATCAGTTTCGGTGATGGTAATGGCCGGTTCATTGGAGTTAGCTAAATTAGTTGCAGCAACATACCTAAAGCAAGAATGGGATACGTTAAAAGGATTTAACAAATGGTATTTAACTATATCAGTTGCTACTTTAATGCTTATCACATCAGCTGGTATCTTTGGATATCTATCAAACGCATTCCAACAACAAAATTTAGGATTACAAAAAATTGAAAGAGATATTGCAGTATATCAAACTCAAATCACTAAAAATGATGGAGAGATATCCCGTTATACAACTCAATTAAACAATCAACAAAACATTCGTAATTCTCAAGAGGCTAACTTATCTAAACAAATTGATAAGGATAAATCTACTTCAAGAGTTTCACAAATGATTAGAACTGCCGATAAAGAAATCGCATCAGTTTCAAAACGTATTGATGAACTTACAAAACAAAACAATGTTGCATTAGATTCAATTAACGCAATCAAAAATAACAACATTGAATTAGAAAGAGAAGTTGGCGGATTCCGTTTCGTAGCGGAAGCATTTAATGTTCCACTTAATACAGTTGTTAAATTCTTTATATTCATTATAGTAATTGTGTTTGACCCGTTAGCGGTAGCATTGATTATTGCATTCAATGGATTAATAATGAAACGTAAAGAGGAAGATGGTATTGATGTAATTATAGATGATGGTGGTATATCGGAATATATTTCAGAAAAGAAAAAAGAATACGAAGTATATGGTGATAAAGAAAAACAAAAAGAAGCCATAGTTGAAATAATGGAAGGAGATGAGGAATTGGGCTTATATGATGAACCAACAGAATTATCAAAAGATGTAAAAAATACAAGTTTTGATAATAGTGAACTTCCATCGACAGATGAAGAAGAAGTAAAAAAAAACGAAACTAATTCCACTCCAACGATTGTGGAAGAAGATACAATAACAGATGAAGAACTACTAAAACTTCAACCCGATTATTCTAAAAGACCTATTGATATAGATGGAGATGGTACTATCGATGGGTATGATACAAACGGTGATGGTATGCCTGATAAATGGACGTACACCGGAGTTATAATGCAAAAAAATGGAAAACTACCATACTATGCTAGACCAGAATTCAATTGGTCAGACCGTAGGAATTGGATAAATGACCAAAATGCGGTAAATTATTGGATAAAAAACATCAAACCATCCCAATATCCAGAAGATTTTACAACTAAATCGTATTAATATTTGGTAAACTAAAAATTTTTTCGTATATTTGTGTATCAACAAATTATACCAAAAATGAATTTAGGATACGCGTGTATTAATATGACAATGGGTAAGAAAGTTACTACCAATCGAGCTATGGTTAAACGTACCTTTCAAACCAAAGGATTGGATTATGTATCTGACCTTGCATTAGCCAATGCAAAGGATATTATCAAAATACTAGAATGGAATAGATTAAATGGTATATCTTTATTTAGATTATCATCTTAACACAATTAAAAGATTACAAAGAAATTAAAAGTGAATTAAAAAAAGCAGGTGATTTTGCCAAATTTCACAATATGCGCATTAATTCACATCCCGGTCCATTTGTTGTTCTAACATCACCAAAAGAAGAAGTAGTTAAAAATGCTATCGCTGATTTAGAATTACATGGTAAGATATTTGATATGATGGGATTATCTAAATCACATTTCAATAATATTAATATTCATTGTAACGGAGTTTATGGTGATAAGAAATCTGCTATGGATAGATTTTGTAAGAACTTCAAACGATTATCTAAATCAGTACAAAGTAGATTGACAGTTGAGAATGATGATAAGGCATCGATGTATTCGGTATTAGACCTTATGTATATTTACCAAGAGATAGGTATTCCAATTGTATTCGATTATCACCACCACAATTTTTGCACAGGCGGTTTAACCGAAGAACAAGCACTTAAATTAGCAGCTACAACTTGGCCTGTTGGTATAAAGCAAGAAGTACATTACTCCGAAGCAAGAGAAGGTAACAAACCACAAGCACATGCCGATTATATAAAACAATTACCTGAAACATATGGATTAGATATCGATGTTATGGTTGAGGCAAAAGCAAAAGAATTAGCAATATTACCTTTTATTAACGAACAAACTATATGTGAG